TGCCACTTCATTGGCTGCGGCATAGTTTGCCTGCACTTCCTGTCGAATGCTGTCGGAAGAAGTATTGATCAGCGCATGGACGTCCGTCAGTTTCAGTTCCAGATGCTCAATATCGTCCTCGGGTGCACACACCCAGTCAGAAGCCGTATTGCCTCTTTCCAGCATCGCCCGCTGAATGAACACATTGCCTGTACCAGCATTGACGCGCACCCGGCAATAAACGATGTCTGCCGTAGTGTATCCACTTTTCATCTTCACTGGCTGGCTGTATCGCCGATATTCGGTGGTCAGGTTGGTAAAACTCTGGGTACTGATGAGCGTGGAATCGTCGCGAAAATAGAAGTCAACGCTCATTCCTTCCACATCACCGCGCCCTTCAAAGGAGAACACAAACTCAGTGCAGTCCATTTCTTTGAGCAGCGGAGAGTAGTTGTAGTCATAGGATGTGTTACTGGTAGCGCGGCTCTTTGTGCGCTCGTCCTCGGTGTCCAGCAGCAGGTTTCGACCGCCACTGGTACCGCCTGAAACTACCTCCCACGCACTGCCATTCCAACGCTTAAGCACAGTCGGCGATTGCGAGGTATCGAGCCAGAGCATGCCATTGACCGGGTTCTTGGGCGCAGTCCCGGAAGCAATCGGATCACTCAGATCCACGATCGTGTGCTGTGCTGTTGCAATCATCAGGACACCTCACAAATAAAGGTGGTTTTCACATCCACATCGTCGCCATCCACACTGATGGATTTGCCAGTACCAAAGGCAGAACCGCTATCCAAAGCCTGACCATCCTTGTCCCGGCGATACCAGGTGTAGGTATGCTCGGTACCAGCAGTATCGACCTCTTCACCGTTCTGGAACAAGCGGCAGGTCAGGGTCGAAGTGCCAACGGTATTCTTAAAGATGTCACCGCCAGTGGAGTCGATCGTTGCCTGGTAATTATCCGTTTTGTCAATGAGCGTGATAACATCCGTATAGACCTTGTTGCCGTAGGTCATCTGGCAGCGATAGCTGGCCATGCCGGTTACCGTGGAACCCTGGACAGTGAGCGAACTGGAAGTGCCGCCGCTTACCGTGTTCCAGGAACCAGACGCATACTTAGACCAGGCATAGGTAGCACCGGATGTGATCGCCGCCGCACCTTTGTATGCTGCCGTCTGGACAGTCAGGCTGCCTTGACCATTCTGGAATACCGTGCCATTGGGCGCATAGATACTGAACACAATGGCATCTGCACCCGCAGCGCCCGGAGCCCCTGCAGCACCCGTAGCACCGGTCGCACCCGTGTTCACCTTACTCCAGTTGATCTTCAGGGTCGTGCTGACAGGGGCCGTAATGGGAACCGACAGCACACCCTGCTGCTGACCGCTGCCACCCAGCGTGGCATTGGCAGTAATGGTAATGGTGATCGGGATTTCATTACTGGTGGCGCTGCCCTTGGATACCGTCATACCGGTCACTGCACCCGAAATAGTACCAACCGTAGGCGTTGTTTTGGTCGTTCCCTTGTATGCAACCACGTTACAGGTGACCGTTGTTGCAGTGACCTGACCGGACGCATTGGCGGCGAAAGTCACATTCTCATTGGTCAGGAAAGCCACAGAAGCGGCTGCGCCTGCGCTACCATTGGTGCCGTTCGTGCCATTGGCACCGTCGCTGACTTTGTAGATCGAAGTGGTATCGCCAACGTTGCTGTCGGAAGTTAGCAGGCGCAGCGTAGCGGTATCATTCACAAAGATAGCATGGGTGGGCTTCACTACCAGCGTGGTACCAGTGGTGTTTGCGTTATCGTTAGTCGTGGGATAGTCCGCCCAAGTGCCATCGGATTTCTTGTACTGCCACTTGTTCACGGTCACGTTCTGCAGATTGGCAGTCATGGTAATCTGCGCGGGAGACACAGAACCGGAAGCGGTGTACTTGAACACCTGCTCACCGCTGATCCAGGCAGATCGTGCGTTTTCGCCAGTCTTCACCAGTGCAAACGTAATGTCTGCGGTGGCGTTGATGGGAAGATCCGTGTCGGGATCGGTATAGGTCACGTAAGCAATGTAGGTCAGCAAGCCGCTGGTAATGGACGACAGCTTATTGGCGCTGACGGTCAGCACATTACCGCTGACACTTTCACCGGTGGTCAGGTTAGCCTCCGAAGAAGAACCTTCCTTACGCTTCCAGGTGATGCTAAGCGCCGTGTTTGTCAGCGCGATTGCGGTCTGATTGGCATAGACCACAGGCGTAATGACCAGCTTACCTGCAGTGGTTGTCCAGTCCGGTGCAAAAGCAGCTGCATTCACATCCATGATCTGCGTTCGGGGCTGATTGGAACCCAAGTATGCGGATAGGGACTTACCGTCGGAAAGGTCGATGATTGTTTTGGAACCAGTAGCAATAATCGCCATGAAGTACCTCCTTATGAATCAGTCAAATCACATTGATAGGTTGCGCTATATTGAACATCCAGCACGGTAAGCTGAATGGATTTCATTCCCCGGTGACTGGCATTCCATAGCGCGTCTGCCGTGGAGTCAGCAGAGACGCGCTTCCAGTTGAACCGGGAAGCAGGCAGCTTGTCAGTCATGTCCTCACTGCCATGCCACACCCGAGCAGACAGTGTGGTGTTTTTGACAGCATTCGACAAAATATCCGTAGTGGACAGCACCTCCACCCGATAGCCCAGCAGGTTATCCATGTCGGTATAGATCGTTTCGACACGCTGGTTGATGCCAACATTGCTGGTCAGGTCAAGGGTGGAGCCAAAGTCGGAAGTCACATGCGCCGTTGTGAGTGTGCCTGCTTTGATCTTGCTGCCTTCAATGGTGGCTGCCGCGATCCGATCGCCTGTAATGGAACCAGCAAGGATTTCATTGGCAGTGATCGTGGCAGCAGCAATCTGGTCAGCAGTAATCGACCGGGCAACAATCACCGTGCCATTCAGCTGGCTGCGATACTTTTCATCGGATAGTTCCGTCATGGAAAGGCCGGACGCCTGGGCATTGATTTCATAGATCAGGCCATCATTGCCCTTGATGATCAGGCGCTCCGTTGCTAGGGTACCGGAAGTGATCACATCCGCGTTCAGGGATACAACCTTTGCTTCCGTAATGGAAGCATCCGCAATCTGCGCTGTTCCAACAGCACCGTTCTCGATCAGGGCTGCCGTAATAGCACCCAATGCAATCTGCGCTGTATCGACAGCGGCATTGCTGATATGCGCATTGGTAATGGCAGCATTAGCAATCTTAGCAGCGGTCACCGCAAGGTTGTCGATCTGAGCAGAACTGACCGCCAGTTCAGCGATCTTTGCCCGGGTAATGGCAGCGTCCATGATTTTGCCAGTGGTAATGGCCGCTTCCTGGATATGCGCCGATTCAATGGCTGCACCAGCAATCTGGGCAGAAGTAATGGCTGCATTGGCGATCTTGGCGGTGTCAATGGCAGCGTCTCGGATGTTCGCCGTATCAATCGCAGCATCATCGATCTTCGCATGGGTGATCGCTGCATCATGGATATGGCCTGTCTGGATCTGTGCCTCGCCAATATGAGCTGCATTGATCGCAGCTTCCTCAATGTGCGCAGACTGAATAGCGGCATCCTGAATGTGCGCACTACCAATGACCGCTTCACCAATGTGCGCTGAATCGATGGCTGCATCTGCGATCTTGGCTTTGGTAATGGAAGCATCCTCGATCTGGGCGGTACCGATGGCGGCTTCCTGGATATGGGCTTGCCCAATGGCTGCCTGCTGGATATGTGCAGAGCCAATGGCCGCGGTCTTTACCTGCATACTGCCAATGGATGCGTGTTGGATATGCCCGGTGCCGATGCTCCCCAGGGAAAGCTTGCCGCCGCCAATACTGCCGCTGGCGATCTGGCTGGCAGAGATCAGACTGCCCTCCAGCGAGGTTTCCGCAGTACCCAGGGTCACCTTGGTATAGCGACACAGCAAGCAGTCGTAAGTGTACTGGGTCATGCGCAGGGCCACATTCAGCGCGAGCTTATCTACAATGACCTGCACACTATCGCCCAGAAACACATTGTGAAGCACGCCATACTGGGCGTACTCCACCGTGTCGTCCAGGTTTAAGAAGTCAACGGTCAGGGTGACAGTGGGCAGATCACAGCCTTTGTCATACTCGGCCTGCGCTGCCTCCCGCAGTTTGGTGTACACTTCGCTGAGACTCATGTCCTCAGACTCGGTGGCGTCGCTGACCGCCAGGTGGTACCACTTGGGATGCGGATATGCGTCAATGTTGAGGCTATCGATATGCTTTTCCGGCAGGTAGACAATCTCGCCGTCCTCGTTCTCACCAGTCGGAAGAATGCGGGTGACCACATTGGAAATGTCCACATCGTAGCTGATGCCCAGCAGATTCTTGCCTTGCCGGATCTGAACATTCGACACATTGCCGACCCGTTTGACCAGGTACACATCGTACCAGTCACGGGCCAATTCACCGGCAAAGGTTTCTGTGATGCCGCCTTCGCCCAGGATGGCATCTACAGGGTTAACCTGCTCAAAACTCAGATCATCCGCTGTGCCTGTGAGGTCAGTGAACAGGGTGAAGTCATGATCCGATTCGCACTCGTCCAAGGTGGCATGAGCAGCGGTGGAGGCACTCACGCCTGCACCCGGCTTATAGCTGAGGATCATGTTGTCCATGAGGTCATAGAACACATGCCGCGCATACACCTGAACCTCGGTAAGCGTAGGCACCACACGATAGATTCTGAAGGGCTGTTCGCGCAGCTGCTTGGACTCAATGACCTGACCGGTCGCCTGGGCGGTGGTGGATTCGGTTCTGACATAGTCCAGGTACTCGGATGCCATATACCCGCGCTTGCCATCCGGGCAGATGACCTCGAACCAGGAATCGCTGTAGCGGTCCACCAGCACGATCTCCGCTCCCGGCTTATACTGTGCCAGGCGCTTGGTGCTGGTGCTGGGGCCAGAGCGCAGGTTCAATCGGCCCTCGTTGTTTACCTTGTAGATGACCTTGCCTGCGTCCTGGGAGATCAGCTTGACATAAGGCGTCGGTGAAGCAGGAACAGGGGCTTTGATAATGCAGCCCACCTGCAGGTATGCCCAGCGATCCCGATCATCCAGCGGGTGAACCATAGAGAGTTCCCACTCACCATTGAGGGTCTCAGTGACCTCGCAAGTGGTCGGCTGAAGCACACACAGACCGTTGGTGGTAAAGTCGTTACAGTCCTGGGGATAAACGCAGATCATTGCAGGTCACCTCCCTTCCTGCGTTATAGCGATCGCCAGTTAGGCGTTATCTTGATAGAAGTCACACCGCCTGTCCAGTTGACATAGGCACCCATGGGCAGGATCCGGGGAAACTCGCCGGTCATGCATTCCGTCTTGGATTCGTAGTTCTTCGTGACCTCCATGTACTCACAGTCAACCTTGACGGTTCCGGTAATCCCCTTGAGTTCAAAGAGATAGCCACCCAGGGTGATTTCTGCATCCGAGGTCAGCCTGATCTCCAGGATTGGCTCGGCATAGACTGTGCCCGGGTTATTCACGAAAGTGCCCGAGGTGGTCACATTAATGGCAGCATTGCTGGCGTGATAAAAGAAAGGCTGGCAGCGGAAGTTCACCACAAAAGAGCGATGCGGGTTGCCCCTGAGGATCTTCTCAAACTCGATCTGATTGGTAACCCGCGCACGATAAAAGCCACCCTGCCGATTGGCAAAGGTGACTGTGCCGCTGCCCCGGAGCCAGGCTGCGATCTCGGGCAGGCGATTGGTATCGGATATGAAGCAGGTAGCCGACAGGATCATGTCGTCGTACACATCGTCGCCTTCCAAAGTTGTCAGTGTACCCGGCCTGCCTGGGATGCTGGTAAAGGTTGCGCGTTCGTTGGGAATGGTGATGGGCGGCTGTTCGGAAACGTGAATCCCATATTCCGTACAGCGCTTCCCGTTCCATTCAAACCAGTCGTTCAAAAAACATCACCTTCCTGAAACGAGAAAAACGCCACCTGACAAGGCAGCGTTCGAGGGGTTATAAGGGGTTATTCACACTTGCGGATGATGTCAAAGCCGTGGATCGCGGCTAGGCTTGAGCCGTTCTCCCATCGGATATGGATGCCACCCGCGTCATCCACGTGCTGCACTACGCCTTTCAGGCCCTTGGGCATGTGGCGGTAGGGATCGTTCATCTCGACCAGCTCTACCTTGGTGCCAGCCGGGTACTGCTCACGGAGTGACTTGAGGACTTCGGGGCGAATGGACATGGAAAACATAACGCTCTGCCTCCTTACGCTTTTGTCCAGTAGTTGAGTACGGTCAGGCTGGTGCAGTTCCAGATGTCATTGCACTTGCCATCGATCATGCAGGTCAGGTGGTTGGCCACGCTGATGACCTGCGTTGCATGCGGATTCTTCTTGCACCACTCGGCCACCGTATACTTGGTGCCGTCAGCCTTGCGAGGCTGCTTGCCCTTCGTCCAGCCCTGCTCCTGAAGGTAGCGATCGTAGCAGTCCTTGTAAGCAAGCTCGGACTTCATCTTCAGGGCGACCTTGAAAAGGCCGGTCAGGGTGTCATCCCAACTGTCTCCCGAGGCGCGGGCAATGGCGCGAATGACGCAATCGCCTGTTCTGCGCCCCTTGGGGTTTTCGTTGTGGAAGTGGAAGGTTGCGGTCTCTCGGGGAATCTTGCGGATCATGCGATCTGCCTCCTTTGTCTTGGTGTGACGACATATTCGCTCTGATCCGCAAGAATAGCAAGTAGAATAATGAGGCCGTACATTTGTCGATGATGAACAATACATCACGCCATTCTGAGGCCACGACCGCGCTGCTGGCGTCTGGACAGGGATGCGATTTCAATAGCAAGGGAGCGGATGTCCTGTTCATCCCGAACAGTCATCTGGGCTACTTGCACCGTGGAGGACACGTTATTGTTGTAAGTGCGGCGGTTATCGGTACTGCCGGTCGAGATGCTGCCAGTCTTGGCTTCACCTGTCAGGTACCGGGATGCGTTCCGGATGATCTTGGCCTGTTCCTTGGTACTGTCCAGAACGCCTTCGCCGAAACCTTCCATCGTCATGGCACCTACCTCATCTCGGAAGACTCGGGAAGGCGATGCGATTTTCAGTTCCGTCTTGGCAGCGTTCACAGCAGAACGCGCTGCCAGCTTCATTGCAGCGACAACCGCAGCACGGCCAGATAGAATACCTAAGACCAGACCAGCCATGGCATTGGTGCCAATACGCTTCATGCTCAGCGCATTCAGCTGGGCAGACAAGGAACTTCTGACCCCAGCGGCAGTGGTGGCCGCATACGAGGAAAGATCGGTGGCTGCCATGCCCTCGCCGATACCTAACGCTGCATCTGCGCCGACAGGCTTCGTGCTGTTGGCAGGCGACGCCGAGTCAAAAGCGCCGCTGCTGCGAAGGGCCGTATCAGCATTGGCAGCTACGGTCTGCGCATAAGGCGTCAGATCGGCGGAGGCCATGCCTTCACCAATTCCAGCACCCGCATCTTCACCTACACCCTTGGCATCATCAATCAGCAACTGAAGGTTTTCCAGTAGATTTTCAGTGGTAGTCGGAACGCCTGCATCTGTTAAGCTTTGTGCCAGGGATCCTCTCACGTTTTGACCAATGCCAAGCTCCTCTGCCATCCGAACAAACTCAAGGATGGCTTCTAGATTGCCTACATCCAGATCGCTCAGGTCATATCCTTCATTGATCGCCTTTACAGCTTCACTGGTATAGGCCGTCAGCTGTGCCAGTGCATCACCGCCCAGCTGCTGATTGATCTGATCCTCGATTCCATCTTTCTCAAGTCCGGATGTCAAGCCTCCAAAGAACACCCAGCTATTCCAGTTGTTCAAGAGGAAATCCATTCGTTGAGAAAGGCCCTTGACCCAGTCCATTGTGCTGCCGCCAAGAATGGAGTTTAGGAACCCCCAGTCATTCTTGCTAACATCACCGAAGCCAAACTGTACGGAAACATAGTCGGTATCTAGACTAGAGGACAGATCCGCACGAGCCTGTTCGCTACCGGTAATTTTGGGCGTAACCAGCACATGCAGTGTGCCATCATCAGCTAGGACAGCCACTTTGTCGGCGGTTAGCATATCCTCGGTAACCGCTGTCACCGGGATTTCTGTGCCTTCATGCCAGAACTTCGTGTTGGGGTCTAGCAGTGCTTCTGTGGGATCCTCATAGGTTTCGCCCAGGCGTACAATGCCTTCGACCTCCACCGGATTATTCTTGATAAAGTTTCGATAGGCCATCAGGTCATAACCTGACAGGCCGATATCCAAGGTCAATACCGGTTTCTGTGCATTAGTATCATCATACTTAGCAATGTAGGCTACGAAGTTCTGCATCAGCGTACTCTTGTCGCAGCCAGTCGCTTCGGCAAAGGCCGAAACCGTAGCCTCGATCTGATCCGGGGACAAGGCAGAGATGTCTACACCCTCCGCTTCCAGGTACTTGCAGATCAAAGCGCAGATGTTATCCGGGGTCAACGCAGTTGTGAGCGCTCCGCCCGTGACTTCCTCATAAGCCATAACGGTAGCCGTAATGGCATCCGGGGTTAGACCGGTGGTGTCGATGTTGTTGTCCTCCATATACTTGAGGACATACGCTGTGATGTCACTCGGGGACAACTGCGACACATCCGTCCCAGATGCCAGTTCCTGATAGCCACTGACGATGCCAACAATGTTCTGAGGGGTCAGACCCGAAACATCCACGCCACTGGTAGCTTCTGCGTATGCGCTCACGTAGGCGACCAAGCCAGCCGGTGTCAGCTGACTCTTGTCTGCGCCTTCAGGAATTTCCGTATACTTAGCAATCACAGCGTTTACCAGGGGCTGCTGTTTGATAGCGGTTTCCGCTTCGGTATAACTTTGGATAACAGCCGCCGTGGTAATGGCACCAGGGTTTGCAGCGAATGCATCCCATCGCGCCTGAGCACCTGTCATGTCCAGATCAGTGGCGATCTTCAGCACTTCTTCGGGAAGCGCCTCGCCAAACATGACCTCAAGACCAGGCAGCACACCGGGACGATTATTCAGGAATGCCTGAATGGCGGCAATCTGATCCAAAGCAGTCGTGAAGTCGATCTCGGGGAACAGAAGCTTCAGTTCATCTTCCGTCATGCCGCTGTCCAGCAAGGACTGGATTTGCATCAGGATGCCTACGTACTCAACCAGCGCACCTTCATCCATGCCCGCAGTCAACTGATTCATTTCCTCCAGGATGGCAGGCTTGTCAGCTTCATCAGCAGTCGAGTATTCGCGCATCAGTTGAATGAGCCTGGCAACATCATTATTTGTCTGCTGGATGTCCTCCTGGTTCCATACAGGCATCACAATGCCCGCTAAGGTTTCAGCGTACTCAAGTGCAGCTGCCCGGCGGTCTGCAAGATACCGAGTGTTCAGGTCATCCAGGGCAGCCTGCTTTTCAGCGCCGTCCTCCATAAGCATGATGACCTGGTATTCCTTGTCATACTGCTCGTCCAGCTTGGCATTCACAGCAGCCATGCCCTCGGCGGAGGCAACCATAGCGTTTTGATAGACCGTAACGCTGGCATCAGACTGGCCACGTGCCTGTGCGCGGGCAACTTCAGCGTCCACCTTTCGACGGATGGTATCAAATCCGTCCGGATCAGCTGCAGTTAGGTTGTATTTGATCTCGATCGCACCGCGCATATCGATGAGTTCTTGCAGGCGCTTCTGATCCTTTTCAGTGAAGTGGCCGTTCTGCCGCTTTTTCAGCAGTTTTTCCACTTCAGCATCAATGGCGTCCAGCGTCGCAATATCCGCTGCAAGGCTTTCAGATACAGTCGTGTATCCGCCCGCGTCTGCAGTTTCCTTCAAAGCTTCCAGCTCGCTGCGGGTTGCAGCGGTCATGCTTTTGAAGGAGTCCGTCCAGTGCGTGACGATCTCATTGGTTT